GAGGGTGGGTTCAAGAAGGGTGGAAAAATAAACAAAGCGGATGGTGGTAAAACGCTTTCCCCTCATGGTGAAAAAGTAAAACGGCTTGCAGAAATTAAAAAATTGCAATTGCAATCAAACCCAAAAACCACAGATAAAAATCAATGGGGCGATTGGCATCAAGAGCGTTCTCGGTTGGAATCCGATCTTATGGATGCTAGTAGGCGTTTAGGTCCAACACGCAAAGATGGCGGTCGCGCTAAAAAACTAGGCGGTGGTCCTATTGGCATGAACCCAGTGGGTCAACAGAACCAAATGATGGGCAAGGCCGCAGGCATGATGAAGAAAGGTGGCAAGGTCCATCGCGAGCATCATGCGGACGGTGACATTGTTGACCGTTTACAAAATTGGGCTGGCACAAATCCTAAATCAGTTCAAAAGCCATATCCAAATGTACCTGCTCGTGGAGGAAATACAGAAGCCCAACGCGTTGGAGCAGCACGTCAAAATGCTTCCGAAATGGAAGATATAGCAGCCAATACCCGCCTTAAACAATTTATCCCGTTTTTTGGTTCGGACCAGCGTGATGTTACCAATGCTAACTTCAATGCTGCTGGCGCTCGTCAAGCCCTTGATGTTGCTAATCAACAAGCGGGTTATAAAAAGGGTGGTAAAACCGATGGCCACAAGGTTGATTGGTTGCACCACGCCAAGGGCGGCAAAGCCAAACACTCAGACGAAGCCCAAGACAAGAAGTTGATGCATAAGCTATTGAAAGAAAAGGCGTTTAAAGCGTCTGGCGGCAAGGCTATGCATCACAAGGATTGCTCATGCAAAATGTGCAGCGGTGGCCGCATGGGCAAATATTCCGGCGGTGGTGTGTTCAATGGCAATTCCAAGCAAAAAGTTCCGGGCGTAGTGCCGGGTGGCCGTATGGCTAAAGAAGGTGGCGGTTCAACCACTCCTGACTTTAGTGGCGCATATTATGATTTGTTCTCCGGTTGGCATAATCTTGATAAGGCAAACCCTGATCAAATTGCGGCCATGCGTCCAGAAGATCGTGCAAAAGCCTATGAAGCACAAGGTAATGCCCCTGTTCGTATGGGTGCAACGCCTAATACAAGCACGTCAACAACGTATCGTAGAGCCGCTCCTAAACCTTCGCCAATGGCTGCTGGGCCTTCCAATCTTTCTATGATGGATCCCATGCAACAACGTGAATTGGCGGCTCAACCTGCTCCTGCGGCACCTAACCAAGCCAGTTCTGCAAGCAGCAATTGGAATACTTCTGAATCCGCTCGTATGGCTCAGGCTCGCCGTGTAATGGCACAACATCCAGAATTGGATGCGAACGCAATCAACACACGGTTAAATCCCGGCAATTATTATTCACCGACCCAAGAACCTACGGGTTATGGTGCTCTTGATAAGAAGGCCGCTGATTTTGGCAGCTGGTTATACAATCAAATGCGGTCTGCGGATCAACCTGCGGGTATGTACAATAAAGGTGGCAAGGTTGGAAAAGGCAAAACCAACGTCAACATCATTATTGCATCCGGCAAGGGTCAACAGCCTACGGGTATGATGGGTGGCGCTCCTATGCCTAACGCTCCTGTGTCGCCTCGTATCCCGCAACAGGCCGGTCAGCCTCCAATGGGTCCACAAGGTATGCCTCCAATGACGCCACAAGGTATGCCAATGCCTCCACAAGGTATGCCTATGGGTCGCAAGACAGGTGGCCGTGCCTATCCAATTGATACAGGATCAGGTGGTGCCAACGCTCGATTGGAAAAAATTGACGCCTACGGTTTAAAACCAACAAGGGGTCGCAAATAATACTTTTCTCGGGTGTGTCTCCCATCCGATGAGAGGAGGGCCGGGCGCTTTTAACCCCTCTGGCGTCCGGTCCAGCCATTCAAGAGGGGTACTAACCAGAGGGGTCTGGAATGTTAACGAGTAAAGACCAGTTTGAAAAAGAACTGAAAAAACTAATATCTGAAGCCTATCAAACGGCACGGGACAACCTTGCGGGTGGTTCTGCTAATTCATACGACGAGTATAAAAAAGCGGTTGGCATGGTGCAGGGTTTAGCCCTAGCCCTTGAATTTATGGACGAAGCCAACAACATTTTAAGCAAAATGCGTTAAGGAATAAATAAATGCCTCCTATGAAGATGGAACACACAGTAGACCCGTCCGTTGAAATTAAAGAAGCCATTGGCGATCTCAAAGACTTTCAACTTTTTAACAACCAAATTCTTGTTGGTATCTATATCCGTCCAACCAAAACCAAATCCGGCATCATTCTTACTGATAAAACCGTTGATGAAGACAAGTATCAAGGCAAAGTTGGCTTGGTATTAAAGGTTGGTCCTATCGCTTTTAAAGATGAAAAGGGCGAATGGTTTAAGGATGTATCTATTAAAGAAGGCGATTGGGTTGTTTTTCGTCCATCTGATGGTTGGGCGTTAGCAGTAAACGGTGCTCCGTGCCGTATTTTAGAAGATTACACAATTCGGGCGCGTATTCAGTCGCCTGATTATGTTTGGTAAGGAATAAACATGACAACCGATAATGAACCAGAACTCCAACTGGATCTAGAACCTCTTGAGAATGAGACAAAACAAGACGAAATCATTGTTGCAGAGGTAAAAGAGCCAGAAAAAGAGCCATTTAGCGGTCCTCAAGCAGAATTAACCGTTGAAGATGGCATTAATGAACTCAAAGCACGGCTTGAAGAAGAGCGTAAGGCTCGAGAAAATGCTGAACGCCGTGCCAATGAGGCAACGGAACGCTTTGCGGCCGCTCAAAACGATGTCAACGATACCAATTTAAAACTATACGAAAACGCAATTGACACCGTTAAACGCAATACGGACATTTTAAAGCAAAATCTTCGTGATGCCTTGTCTGTTGGCGACTACGATGCCGCTGCCGACATCCAATTAACGATGACAAAAGCAGAATTGGACCTTCGTGACCTTGTAAAAGGCAAAATGCAGGCAGAACAAGCTGCAAAAACGCCTGTGCGACCCGCCTATGCGTCTAATGATCCTGTAGAAGCGTTTGCATCCCAATTAACCCGCGAATCAGCGGAGTGGATTAGGGCGCATCCTGAATATGCCAAGGATGAAACGCTTAAAGCGGACATGATTGACGCCCATAACTCGGCCGTACGCCGCGGTATCAAAGCTGATACGCCTGAATACTTCCAATATGTTGAACGCAAGTTGGATATACAGCCAGCCCGTTTACGTGAACCGGAACCAAGTGCCATGTCCGAGGCTTCTGCCCCCACTCAACGGCGTTCTGCACCTCCAGCGGCCCCAGTGTCTCGTTCTGGCAGTTCTGGAAGCACAAACCCCAATTCCAATGTTGTCAGGCTTACAGCAATTGAGCGGGAAACCGCCCGAGACCTTGGCATGACCGATCGTGAATACGCATTATCAAAACAAGCCCTTCTCCGTGAAGGTAAAATAGCAGGTTAGGAACAACCATGAGAAATATCGCTGAAGAAAAAAAAGAACGGCCCCCTATTCGGCCAACGGCTCGTCCAGAAACAAGCGAAGGTACTGATGTTGCATCAGAAAGTCCCCGTGAACGGGCGGCAAGACGTGCGGCAGAACTGCGTGGGCATAACAATGCCAATCTAGACGAAGGCGTAGACAAATTTGCCACCCCTACCCCGCCAGATGGATGGTCGTATGAGTGGAAAATGAAGTCGGTTATGGGATGGGAAGACCCATCGCACTACAACCGAATCACTATTGGTGGTTGGGAACCTGTCGAATCATTTAGACACCCTGAAATGATGCCCAAGGGCTATGTGGGGTCTATCGAACGCGAAGGCATGGTTCTATGCGAACGTCCTTTGGAAATCACCGAAGAGCGCAGACACCGCGACTATCTCAATGCCCGTCAACAGGTCCAAATCAAGCAAGGACAGTTAGATCCAAAGGGTAAAGGCGGTCTTATTAGCCGCGAAGACGCTCAGATTGCTCCAAAGATTAAGAGCAGTTATGAGCCTATGCCAATACCAGATTGATTTGGGGGCTTCGGCCCCCTTTTCTTTTGGTTTTTTTTCTGTAATAATATGTTTCCTCTTCCCCCGGCGTGGAAGGGTTGATCTTTAACCTGTTTCTAAATCGCCCCGGCGCGCGATGATTGGAACTCTCTGAAAGGAGAACCCGTCATGGCGAACACTTTTGCGCCCTACGGATTTTTACAATATCAGGGTGGTGCAGGCGGCGCTCCAACGTTCGCACAATCCGCTCGTCGTATTGCCGCTGGTAATACAACCGCCATTTTCACTGGTGACCCAGTACAGCCTGTAACCTCAACCGCTAACGGCTACATCACGCAGGCAACTGCAGGTGGTTCGGTTCAGCTTGCTGGTATCTTCGTTGGTTGCCGTTATCTCTCCACATCGCTTAACCGCGTTGTTTGGTCAAACTATTGGCCGGGTTCGGGTGCAACGGGCGACGTTGAGGCATATGTCATTGACGATCCTAACGCACGTTTTGTTGTTCAGACTTCGGGCGCTGGCTTCCCTGTAACGGGTACGGCTACCTCGCAGACTTCTGGCATCCAAGGTCAGCTTGTCACGTTTGCTTACTCTTCAACGGGTGCAACGTCTGGTAACGCCAACGGTGGTAACAACCTTAGCGGCCGTTCAACGGCTTATGTAAACGCTACGGCCACCACAAATACCTCGCCCTTCATCGTTGTCGATTATGCTGTTTCCCTCGGAAACGGTGGAGATCAAACCACTCAGTACTGCAACTTGATCGTTGGCTTCAATAACGAAGTCTGGCGTTCGAACTCTGCTGTCACTGGTATCTCGTAAGGAGTAGACTTCCATGGCTGTTAATCTCTCACAGATCCGTGACCTTCTCCTTCCCGGTCTCCGTGGCGTAGAAGGCAAGTACGAGATGATCCCATCTCAGTACGACAAGATTTTCACGAAGCATGAATCAAAGATGGCCCTCGAACGTACCGCTGAAATGCGTTATCTCGGTTTGGCCCAGTTAAAGACCGAAGGTGGTCAGACTGCATTCGATTCGGGTGCTGGTGAACGTTTTGTGTTTAACCAAGAGCATACGGAAATTGCACTCGGCTACGCAATCACCCGTAAAGCTATCGACGACAACCTCTACAAGACCCAGTTTACGCCTTCAAACCTCGGCCTGATTGAATCTTTCCAGCAGACCAAGGAAATCTATGGCGCAAACATCCTGAACACGGCACAGACCTATAATGCTGCAGTTGGCGGTGACGGTGTTGCACTTTGCTCCACTTCGCATCCGATCGACGGCAACACGGTAGCCAACACGCCAACGACCCAAGTTGACCTCAACGAAGCCACCTTGTTGAACGCAATGATTGCGATCCGCACGAACTTCCGCGATCAGGCTAACTTGAAGGTCTTCGCTCGTGGCCGTAAGTTGATTGTTCCTCCGCAGTTAGAACCAGTTGCGATCCGTCTTCTCAAGACTGAATTGCGTCCGGGTACTGCAGATAACGATGTCAACGCGATCATGACCACTGCAGGCGGCTTGCCAGAAGGCTATATGGTCAACGACTTCTTGACCTCGTCTTATGCATGGTTCTTGCTCACGAACATTGATGGTCTTGCCTATATGGAACGCATTAAGTTCGAAACAGACATGCAAGTCGATTTTGTCACTGACAACTTGCTCGTCAAGGGCTATGAGCGTTACTCGTTCGGTTACTATAACTGGCGTTCGATTTACGGTTCATTCCCAACCTCGTAAGGAGAAGGCACCATGGCTGATACCGCATTCTCCGGTCCGTTGATTGTATTTGGGCAGAACCCAACGCAGCCTTCTGACTACAACCCTGATCTAGGCTCCTCGCTATTTTATGCGGGGGGCGGCATCCTTGATCCACGCCAACCATTTACCTATCTTCCGGGTGAAGCGCAGTCGGCGCAGGATTTTGGATGGTATGGCTTCAGTGACATTGTTTCGGTCACTGGCGTTCCATACACCAACGCAGCAGCAGCCATTGTGGCTTCTGCAAACGCAACGAGTGCAACTCTTACGCTCGTTTCGACTAACTCCGCGACCACTGGCGTCTATTATTCTTCGGTATTTACCCGTTCGGATACAGGCGTTACGGATACGGTTCTTGCACTTGATGCTTATGCTTCGGTCACCGCTTCGGCAACGAACGGCGTTCTGACAGTTACGGCAAACAGTGGCATGCCAATCGGACCCGGAATGGTTCTCCTTTCATCGTCTACGACGGTAACGGGCGGAACTCTTGGTGCATCTTCTGGCGTCTATATTGGTTCGCAGATTACGACGACGGGAACTTCATCAACGGTTGGTAACGGACAAACTGGTACTTATCAGCTTAGTCAGAACGTAACTTTCACGTCTGGAACGGTCACTTTGGCTTATCCAAACGTGCAACAGTGCGCTATTCCAACAAACATCCAGACTCCTTCAATCTGGCTTTGGAACCCAATGGCCATGGTTGGCCGCGCTGTAAGCGTTACTGCTGCAGCAAGCGCCACTGCTACGACCGCAACTGTTAACGGCTACGATATCTACGGATATCCAATGTCGGAAAACATTACGATTTCGGCAGGTAACGCTGTTAACGGCAAGAAAGCATTCAAGTACATCAAGAGCGTTGTTCTTAACGCAGCCGATGCTACCCACGCTTATTCCGTTGGTACAACCGCAATTGTTGGTCTTCCTGTTCGTTCGGATACGGCCGCAGAAATTGTTGTTAACTCTGGTAATTCTCAGACTGCGCCAGCGGTTAACACGGGTTTTGCTGCAAACGGGTTCTTACCTGCTGATCGTACTACACCGTCCGCGACAACGGGCGATGTCCGTGGCACGATTGATCTCGCAAACGCTTCGGGTGTCAATCTCACGCCTTCCACCGGCACGAACAAGTATGTGTTCCGCCAGATCCCGCAAGCTTACAATGTCCAGTCTGCGACTGGCTTGTTTGGCTTAACCCAGTACTACAACTTTTAGGAGTGAGCCATGAAGGGTCACAAAGGACATCACCACGCACATGGCGGCATGGCTCACCACGCTGCTAAACATCGTAAGGCTGGCGGCAAAGCAGAGTCGCCAGAGCATGGCGTCGACGAGGCCGAAATGGACCTCCACGACAACCCAATGGAGTACAACCACGGTAATCCTGAAAAGGAAGCCGAGGAAATGAGCGAGCGCAAGCACGGCGGTCGTGCAAAACGTAAGCATGGCGGTAAAATCCATAAGCACGTTGCTATGCACGGCGAGCACGGTCACCACCATGCTGGCCGCAAGCCACGCAAGTCTGGTGGACGCGCTGGCGCTGCTGAAATGCACCCTTTTACGTCGGCCCATCAGGGTACGGCTCCAAAGGGTCATAAGGTAGAAAAAGAAACGATGGGTTCTGACGTTTAATCGTTAACCCGTTGGACTAAGTTTGACGGGGGCCATCGCGCCCCCGTTTTACTAAAGGGGTTTAAAATGACCGCAGCTTGGACTCGTTCTGAAGGTAAATCTCCATCTGGTGGCTTAAATGCCAAAGGTAGAGCTTCTGCTCGCGCAGAAGGCCATCATCTAAAAGCACCGACTAAAGATGCAGATAATCCGCGTCATAAATCGTTTTGTGAGCGTATGACCGGAATGAAGCGCAAAATGACAGGCGCCGCTGCAGCCGCTGATCCAGATAGCCGGATTAATAAATCACTTCGCAAGTGGGGTTGCTAATGTCTGACAAGCCATTTTGGGAAACTAAACTGCCCAAGGATCACCACACAAAGCATTTGTCGCATAAGCAAGAGCAAAGTGCTAAAGCTAGAGCCAGGGCGGCAGGACGGCCATACCCTAACTTGATTGACAACGCTGCTGCGGCACGGAAAAAAGGTAAGTAATTATGGCTACGATTTCTCAAACTGGCGTTGTCTGGGATTCAATTACCAAGAATGGCAAGTATGAGCCGTTCCAACTTCAGGTTTCGCGTGGTCAAATTACCAACCATGCACCTCAAAATATTTTTGGTTATGGTACAACGCCGGCAACGGCTAACTTGTTCCGCACCGTTTGGGAAAACATGGGTACAACGGAATATGTATTTCCATCCTCTGCAACCACAATGACGTTGGCAGGTGGTTCGGGTGATACTGCGACCATTACGATTGTTGGTCTTGATTCTGGTTACAATGTAATTTCCGAAAATGTCGTTCTAAATGGCGCAACGGGTGTAACAACGACTAATTCTTACCTTCGCATCAATAGTATGTTTGTTTCCGCTGGTAGCGCGACGAACCCTGCAAACGTGGTTACACTTACCAATGGCGGTGTGACGTATGCTCAAATTAACACGGGCGTATTTAACGGCACGACGAGCAGCTTAGGCGCAACGCAGATGGCTGTGTTTACGGTTCCTGCAGGTTATACGTTCTACGGTTGGCGTTATGGCGCTTATTCATCGTTTAACGGTAACAGCGCAAACTACACAACATATCGTGCAATTACCAACTCCGCAGCTGGCGTTCAAAAACTGATTGTGCAGACGCCATTTAATACAAACTATGCAATTCAGCGTGAGTTTCCGTTCCCATATTCTGAAAAAACGGACTTGCGTTTCCAAATTGCTCCAAGCGCGGCTGCGGCTGCAACGGTAAGCATCAACATTGGTGGTGTTTTGATCGCTAACGATACCAATACCGTCTTCTAATAGGAGCCGTCATGGCCACAAGCGGCACATATGCTTACAATCCGTCGCTTGGCGATCTTACGATTTATGCCTATCAATTGTGTGGCATACGTCCAACAGAGCTGACGCAAGAACATATGTCGGTTGCCAGAACGGCAACCAATATGTTGCTTGCGTCATGGTCAAATAAAGGCGTCAATCTTTGGGCGGTGGATCTTCAATCGGTTAATTTTAACCAAACGCCGGCAACTTTGACGGCTTCTGGGACCGGATCCACGGTAACTTTGACGTATAGTACGCCAAATACGCCTATTTATCCGGTTGGCAGCTCAATTACCGTGTCCGGCATTACGCCTACTGGCTATAATGGCACTTATACGGTTACGGCGTCGGCCAATGGTACTGTTTCGTATGCCGGAACAACGACTGGCGCCCAAACGGTTGCCGGAAC